GTAATGTCCTGTCCCCGCTGTTGTAGTGCTGCATTGTAACCTACGTTAGGATCGAATAGCTGAGGACCCATTTGACCCTCTGCACCTCTCTGTGCCGACGATAGTGATTGACCACCAAGAGCAATAGAAGAAGAAGGACGACCTAAGATAGTCATACCTACGTCACCCGCTAGCTGGCGATTCATACCGAAAGCCTGTTGCCCCATACCTGCCGCTTGGCCACGAAGACCGGATAGGTATTGTTCACGGCCCATGAGTTGACCAGCGATTGCACTCTGGTCCGATATACGACCTTGACGCTGAGCCATGCCCAGTGCCTGCTGATCGACTAGACGTTGTTGCTCAGGGTTAAGCCCCTGAGAACGCTGGTAAAGATCCTCTGCCATAGCAGTCTGCTGCTCGGCTAGTCCTGTGCTGTATGGGTCAGCGTCACGGTAAGCCTCGACTACTTGAGGTGCGAACTCCTGTAATGCACCCACGTCGGACTCACGCTGTAATCCTAGTTGCTCACGTTGCAATGCACCCGCACGAGTTGACTGCTCTTCCAGTAAATCGAATAGACCTGGAGTAGCATCCATAGTTTCGGACATTCCTCCTAGCTGTGTCTCAATTTGTGCTATACGTGCAGCACGGTCATTTGTGCCAATGCCAGAGGCTTTAATATAGGCATTACGTTTTGCTTCTTGATCTTTATTAAACCTGGAGGTAGTCTGGCTGCCTCTCCCGGATTGAGAGTATTTTTGATCTGGAAAAAGCGTGTTAGACGCTTCTTTAATTGCAGCACTACGCTCCTTACTGGACAAAGTTGAATACTGCTCACCTGCTTTTAGCCCAGCAAGCTCTGCCTCTAGTCGTTGGTATTCAGGGTTAGCTGCACCAGCCTCAATTCCACGAGCCATAACGCCAATGTCAGCAAGCTCTAGCGCAGTATACTGCGGGCGATACGTCCCTTCTGCGGCAATCAATCGATCTTGCAATCGAGGGTCCGTGATCCCCTGATATTGAGAGGAGAAGTCCTCGCCGAATAAGTATTCACCCATTGACTTACCAGGGTCAATTGGTTTTGGCATTTTTGGGCTGCTACTGCTGCAAAAAAGTATTAAGTGCCGCTTACAAAGAAATGACCAAAGCCATCTGTTGATGGGTTCAAGAATAAATTTAAATAATTTCATTAGATACAAACAGGTTAGTTTTCCATATGGGTTCGTAGCCAAACTTTTGCATATGGTTGATGTAAGGTGAGTTATTATTGCAGGCGATAAAGTAACCGTTCGGTGAGCGGTCATCCATTATAGTCCGAAAAGTATTATTAAGTATCAAGGACTCCTTGGCGTTAACGGCATCGGACTTATGCCAAACCATAACCAGTGGTATCGAGCCAAGCGACCAGCCACCAACTACTTCGTTGCCCTTCTCAATAATATGAGTAGGATAAGTCATCTTGTCATTGTCCGCAATAGCGGCATTAATAACAAGTTGTTGCTCCTCTGGAGTTCTTATCTTTCTGGCTTTAGGTAATGGCATAATTTAAATTGTTAAATTGATTGCAGGAGGGGGTTCATTAGCGTCCGATTGCTTGCCAGTGAAAAACAAAAGTACCATCTATGCTAGAAAATCTATCTATAACAAAAGAAGTCGGAGATAAGGTACCAACAACGTGATTTGGCATCCCTCCAGTAGTTAAATTTATGCACTCATTAGGAAAGTCAGTGTGTCCAAGATCAGTAAAATCAAAAGTTTGGGCATTATCAGTATTAGATGTTGCCGTCCCAAATTTCATAATAAGTCCATTGGGCAATGTTACACTTTTTTGACCACTACTTACAGTAGCTGGAGTAAATCCATCCGTTGAGGACGCATCCACATAAGCCTTAATATTACCCTGAGTAGCACCCTTGGTGTCACTAGTTCCCAGGGAGTCACTGTTAATCAGTATACCCGCATTGTCTACAATAGGAATTGCGGTAGGCACTGCGGCTCCGCCTGACACATTTCCAAGGACCGTCTGGTCGGCTTGGGTCGCCATCTTTGCTAGGGTAATAGCATTGTTTTCAACCTTTACTGTCGTGACCGAATCAGTAGCAAGTTGAGTAGACGATATACCACCATTCTTGACAATAATTTTCTTCGGAGTAGAACTGTCCAGGGCTGTAGTGCTGTCATCAACGGCTCCTGCTGCAAATGTTGCGCTATCAACTAGTGCATCTAGTTTAGCCGCCGTGACCTGATCGCCAGTTGTAAAATCTGTTCCTTTTGATAAAATTGCCATTATTCTGCTTTGTTAGTTGAACGGAAGGATATGGACCCATCGGCTTCAACGGCTCTAATCTTTGGTCTTCCTAATGTATTATTAATTGTAAATTGTATTCCGTAACCTCGACGGTTACCTATTCTACCACGGATGGACACATCTTCGGCCTCAGCTAGAGTTGAGCCAACGAAGTCGCTAAGTGTGCCTAAAGTAAGATCAGCATCCGGGTTCTCTGTCTCAGCAGATATATCAAAGTTAGATACCGTAGATGCCCCGGATTCAATGTGCATTTCAAACTGCTTCCAGTTTTTTCTTTCCAGATTCCCAAGTGTGTATTGACGTGTAGTCAGTGAACCAGGGACATTAATACTCTTTGAATCCCCGCCAATCTGAGTGACTACCCTGTCAACGCCATCAACAAGTTTCTGGACACCGCCAATGTCATTGACTGCATATACTCCACGTGCATCGCCTTCACCAACAACCAACAGGTTAGAAATGTGAAAGTCCGTATCATTGACTTGGTCAATACTTTCCCACTGCTTGTTAAGGAAGTTGTAAATTATTATAGCGTTGTTCTTAGTTGAGTCATCCAGAGGAACGGCCAAGAAGTACCTGTTATCAAAGTAAACAGNTACGGACTTGTCCCAATGCGCCTTGTTGATTCTTTTAATAGTTACGTTAATTGCCTCACTTAATGGAGTCTCAGTGCCACGAAGGTTGTATTCATCAAAAAACTGAGTGCTGTAAACACCGTTGTCAGATAGAAAGATAACCTGATTACCAACCTGTGTAATTGACTGACGAGCCACACAACCAACTTCGTTAGTTAAAAGCCTAGCACTAGCTGCTTGCAGGGACGTTGTATTAGTAACTAAGTGAATACTATTACGATTGAACACCATCAGATTGTCCTCCGAAAAGGAGTGCAGGCCTACGTTAAAGTCAGCTTCGCCAGCATTAAATCTGTACTGAGCATATATCTGGTCATAGGTATCACTGTCCAACAAATCAGATGCTATAATTTCATCTAGTGTGCCTCTGGAGCTAAATGAATCCGTTGACGCATCAACATCAAACTTGAATGGCATGACTAACCGACGTTCGTGATATACGGCATATGGTGGCGCAGGCATATGGCTGAAGCCTACCCCGACCGATACTCGTTTTTGCACAGTTCCGTTTTTATTTGTAGTATCAGCCTTATCCGTAATAAACGTAAAGGTCGTTGTACTCGGTATTGATTTAACAACAATAGTATCACTAACCGCATAAGTAGAGCTACCTGCGTCTGTAAAGGTTAAAGTATCTCCTACCAATAAAGTAGCCACCGCCGCAGTACTAGCTGTTGCTGTTGCTATGCCACTAGCGTAATCAATGTCAGTAAGTGAAAGGGGAATTGGTTGAGTATAAGTACCGCTAGCTACCTTTTTAAAATCATTAGAAACAAGGGAGGCACTTGACACTGTATAGGTTTCATCGCCGCTTGCTGTAAGTGAATAAGTAAATCTCGTATCATCTACCCTTGTAATAGTTTTAGCCGAACCATTAGGATCAGTAGTACTGAATCCCAAATTATGTATTGTAACAAGATCCCCAGTTACTAAGTTATGGTTCGTGCTTGTAGTAATATTCGCCGTATTACTTGAACCAGTGACCGTTGCAGAGCTAATTATGGATAGTGTTAGATTATTTTCTAATGCCGTATTACCATCACGAAATATAAATACTTTGTTAAATGCTTGAAGCATGGATGCTGAATCCGATATAGTCACTCCAGTTGGATAAACAAGATCCGTAGTTACTCCAGTGGCTATATTAACAGCAACCGCTTTTGAGTTAGCGGCAAATATAACATATTGACTAGCTGATGCGTTAGGATCCGAGAAAGCACAGGAGCCATAGATAGCATTGACAGCACCATCATTTAGTATGCCGAACTTTACTGTTGCAGTCCCACTGGCTGTTCCGCTGTATGTTTGGTCAGCTATGGTAATCTGTGTGCTACTATTTTTAGTGAATGCACGATCACCATTTACCGCAGGTGTAAGTCCTGATACGCCTGAAACATTAACTGTTCCGGAGCTAGGAAAATTTGTAGCAGTAACATTTGTCAGAACAACGGCTCCTCCAGTCTGTGTAGCCGTAACAGATGTATCATCAGCAACTAAGTAGAATGGAAGTGTAAGAGCATCGGAACCCGTGGACAGAGGGCTAACAATTAATTCTAAGCCCTTTCTTACCTGGGCTTCACCCCTTCGGTCAGTCCGAATGTTCTGTGCATCAGCAAGCAGGTTAGGCGGCAACTGGTCAGGTCGCATCCTGTTATTAAAACCAATGAAACCAACATCTCCATCCTTGGAAATGCGGTCATCTAGTCCTGCGTATGTACGGTATTCGGGCATTAATTATTATTTATTTTCTCTGCGATATTTAGCTAGCCTTTGTCTGTAAGCGGTCATTGACTCATTTGGTCTACGCGTTGGCTCGCCTTGTGGTCCACGTTTTATTATTTCACTTGCTGACATACCTTCCGTGCCTATGAGGTCATTTGAAGTAAAAGTTTTTAGCTTAGATTTGGGTGCTGGCTTGGGTGCTACAACAGGTTTAGTGGCAGATGGCTGCTTAGCTGCTTTAGCTGCTTTAGCTTCTTGAGCCTTACGATAACGGAATTTACTTTCTTGCGCTGCAGTCGTACGTCCGCCTCTTACATCTTTATACTTAGGACCCCTTGCCGTTACATTAACAGGAGGAAGCACTATGTCTACCCTGTCCGCCGAGGAATCAACTTGGCGTTCTAATCTATCTGCGTTGGCGCGTTTCATACGTGCCTGGCGGTTTAATTTATTTCTCATTGTTTTTACTATAAGTAATTAACATTTCCAACGCTTCAAGGCCAGTGCCTTCCGTGTTGGTCTTCCTTTTGAATCCTTCATTGGACCCTTAACGCCAGACATTCTGGCACAAAATGATTTCTTTCTCGCTAGCTTCTTACCCTTTGGGTTGGATTCCGTGACCGGAGCCTTGAGGTTAGCACC